GCTATTTCTTGCGTTTCGAACCCGGCTTTTTTCAGTGCCATTTTGACAGATTGCGCAACTAAACCCATGTGTGTTCGACCAGATGTCCCATTGGCATACTTGAATGAAACTGGTCTTAATAAACTGAAAAACCGAGTGTATCTTTCATCGTCACTAATAGAAGATATAGACTGCTTCAGTCTTTCATCGGAAGTAACAGTAGAACCGCTGGAAGTATAAGCAGTATCCTTAAAATAAACCGGACTATAAAAATTCGCATGATCATTGCGAAAATGTGTTACCGCCGTTCCGCTATCAACTAACAATCCGCTATTATGACTTCTGATGTTCAGCCGCGTACCGGAACTTCCATTAACGCTGCTAATGGCGTAATCAATGCGTGATTTTTCCCCATCAGACCCGCTGCCAAAAACAATTTTTTTAGTACCAGACAAATACATAGCACCGCCAACATCAATTGAAGACACATCGATCATTCTGAATAGCGCGTCTCCGTTGTTTTTGATAAGCACTCGGTCACCCCAAGCATTTTTTTCCTTGAGCTGAATGCGAAATGAATTATCCCCGTAACTACCAGCTGGCGCCAATATCGTCCTAAACTGCCCCACTTCTTTATACAGACAGCCACTATCGTTGATATTCCAAATACCAATAGATCCAGAACTTGCAACGATCTTGCCGGTTATATCCACATTACTTGCAATCAATTGTCCGTTATAACGCAACACAATTGGCCACTTGGTCGAATTGTCACTGCTATCTGTTACGCGGATAGCGAAAGCAGCATTAGTGGCGATGATATTACCGTATTTATTCAGCATTGCACGATAGGTAGTAGTACCGCTTTTTGCATCGCAATACAAAGCGTTTTCGTCTATGTTCCACCCGGCGATCGTGCCTTTATCCGCAAGGATCTCAATACCAGAGAGTCTACCGGCTGAAATGTCCGTAGCATTCAGGTAATACTGGTTGGTTTTTTTGTTGTAGTACACCGCAAAGTCCTTAAAGGGGCCTTGCAGTCCGGTGGTAGAAACAGCCATGCCGTTCTTATTCAGCAGCAGGCAGCGTCCTTTTGTCTTGCCCTCCGCCGCCGGGTACTCTCCGATATAAAGCGCGTCTGACACACCATCGCCGTCCCGGTCGATCAAAGCAGCGTAACCACCAACTGCGTTCGTGATAGAATCCGTGGCGTCCTGAATGCGCTGCGCCAACGGCGCTGTGACCTGCTGCATAGCCTTAGAGATCATGCGGGAAAGAATGCTTCCGGCAGAGCTGCCCTCCTGTTCTGAACGGGCATGGGCGGCCACATCCATAGTGACGGAGCCATCATAATCATACTCCACACCCATCAAGGGGATATGGTGATCGCCGGTATCGTCCCGGTAGGTGATCACATCGAAACTATCCAACGCCGGATTGGCCGTGAGCAATGTCATACTTCCCGGTCGGTACTGTATGCCCAGGTCAAATACAGTCTCACCCTGGTCGCCATCATCTATGTAGATCGTATCAGATACAGCACCAAATACTTTTTCCGCTTGGGCCTGGATGGTGATCAGCGGATTGTCGAAATACAGCACCTCGCTGTTGACCGACAGACTATCTGGTGCAAGAATATTCTTATTCCCATTGTTGCAACTGATCCCCAGGTAGGTTTTGTCCGTCTCTGCCAGAGAGACCTCTGTGACTGTGTCGTCTGTCACCGTGTATTCTGCCGTACCATCATATACCTGGGCGAAAGTATCTACTCGCAACTTGCCCTCTCGGTCAAAGACGGCAGCACAGCCGCAGAACCCGGCCACATAACCGATGGCATCATTCACATTATAGGCAGTGACCTGCTGCTTGCCGTCCTCGTCTGTTTCCGTACCGCAGAGCAAAGAAACATCTACCGTGCCAAAGCCGGAGACCTTGCTCTCCACGCCGGCAGCCAACTCAAAGTTACCCTGGCGTGCCAGGTCTTTTAAGATTGCCAAAGGGGTCTGCTGACCGCTGATGGCGGCAGAATACGGCATAGAAAGATCATACATGTGGTCGTACATTTCCAAAGTGGTACATTCACCGGACCGAGTGACCTTTTCCGGATAAAACACGCCCATTGGCACCCATTCCACTGCACCGTTGACCATACAGCCAAAGTACACCACGGTTTTCTGCCCGCGAAGCACGGCACCGGCGGGCACAGCCCACAGAACGCAATTACACCCACAAGCGTAGGACTTTGCCAGCGCGTAATCGTCATGGCTGATACTGCGGTCAATATTCAGCTCCATAATGTTATTTTGCTCATTTGGGCTTGTAGGATCCGTCTCATCGTTGTAGCCAAAAATGAAATTGCCACATTTAACCTTCACATAGATCCGTTCCCCGTTTTTGATGGCCTGGTTAAAAGCTGTGCTTGTCTTGTACATAAAATACTCCTTTAGCGCTCGACGGCATCTACTTTGTAGTTGATGAAATACCGGCAATCCCTGGCACCGGAATAGGCTGTCCAACTGGGCGTACCAAAGTAGCAGTTGAACGAAAACACCGTATTCCCGGAAGTATCCTCCAGTTTAATAGAATGCCAGGGCTTACTCGCATTGTTGATCACGCCGTTTAGCTTGTCCAATTCCGCCCGGGTCAAGGGCGGAAAGGACAACTGCCTTGTTTTTTTGACCTGAACGATACTGCCGTTCATATAAGCCGACTTGGAGCGGCCCGTGTTAGAGGACCACACCTTTTCATCTGAACAGGATATGGCATTGAATGATGGGTTTGGCATTTTTGTGCCGTCAATATATAGTGGCATACCGTCCCTCCTTACGCTGTGGCCGTAACCGGGTCACGGCCTTTCTTTTCTGTTTGGTTCACATCGTCCAGCACCACCGTGCTTAAATGCTTACCGCCCACATATACTGGGATCGTTACATTGACCGCCTGCCCGCTGCTACCCAGCATTTGCACCATCATTGCGGCTACCTTGCTGATCCACTGGGTGTTTCGCTCCAAAGGCACAACAGCCTCGGCGCCTTTACCTTCCAGCAGACCGACCTGGCCTTTTTTCAGCACGCCGCCCTTTTCCAGCTCTGGGATAGTGGGTATAGAAAACAACTGGTACTGGCCGTTGGTCACGCTCACGCCCAGGGCGCTAAGCACATTAGACAGTGTGCTGCCAACGCTAATCAGCAGCTTGTCATTGATCTTGCCAACCATATTGTTGACCAGTTTGATCACACCGTTTAAGGGGCCTTTGAACGCATTGGTAAAGGTGGCTTTCAAATTCTTCAGGCCGTTCTTTAAGCCGGTCACGATCTTACCGCCAAGGCCGGTGACTTTTGATACAACGCCATTTTTCCCGGTAAAGAAATTAACAACGCCGTCCTTAAATCCTTTGAATTTTTGGCTGACCTTTTTCCACAGATCGCCGATACCGTCAAACAGACCTTGGGAAATAAAGTCGCCCTGCTTTTTCATAACCTTAGACGGCGATTTGATCTCAAACGCTTTTTGGAAACCATTGATAAACGGTTGGAAAATGTGTTCCTTAACCCACTTCCATGCATCTCCAATGCCGTCAATGATGCCGTCCCAAATGCCCTGGGCCACATTGCCGCCGGCTTCTTTGATCTTGTCGCCAAAATAGGACTGTATACCGGACACAGCGTCAGAGATAAGCTGTCCCAGGAATGCACACAGGCCGCCTAAAGCTGCACCAAGCGATTCAAACAGAGCGCTTGCCATTCCACCAAAATCAATACCGCCTATGAAGTTTTCCAGCGCCGTAGCCAGCCCGCGCCAGTCCAGGTTTTCCAGAAATCCGGAAATGATCTTGAACACACCGCTGATTGCATCGGACAGGGTCTTTGCCACCTGTCCCCAATCAATGGTGTTGAATATACCGTTCAGGTTTTTAGCAAAGCCTGCGCCAAGAGCTGCAAAATCGAATGTAGTCAGAAAGGTATCCAGCGCACCGAATATGGTATTTACACCGTTGCCGACAATCTGTCCGGCGCCCTCCCAGTCAAAGCCACGAATAAAGCCGTTTAAGCCGTTGGCAATCCCGCTGACAGCGCCGTTAACTTTATCCTGTATGCCTTTCCAGTCCAGAGCGTTGATCTTGCTGATAATCTTATTGCAAGAACCGGCGATCTGTTCGCCGATCCCCTCAAAGTTGCCGCTTTTCCACAGGTTCTTGATCTTGTCCAGATATTGGGAAAACTTATCGGAAGCCGCAGGTGTGGCGGCGGCAGTGGATCCGGACGAAGCGTCACTGTCTTGCTGATCATCACTAACCTTAGTGATTTGGTCAAATCCGTACAGTTCTTTCTGCGCTTGAGACAGCTTTTTCGTCTCTTTTGTGGTCTTGCCCACAGCGGTGGCTGTGGCATTTACTTGCGAAGCGATCCCCACAGAGGAAAGCAAGCCGCTGATGGCATTAGCCACACTCATGGCATAGGGCATGAGCTTTTCAAACAGCCCCACAACCACATTGATGGCCGGTGCCAAAGCATTTGCAAAAGCATTTTTCAAGGCTTCTACACGGTTATTCAGAGCCTCGTTCTGACTTAAATATCCGGTGATCACCGAGCGCAGCTCGCCGAAAATGTTTTTACACACTTTCAGCCCCAACGATACCACACCTATACGGCGGATAGACTTGACCACATTCAACAGGGACTTGCTGGCCGTACCGGAAGAAGCACGCATATTTTTCAGGTGACTATGCACCTTGCCGAAAGCGGCGCCCGCTGCAGATCCGATATTTCCAAATATGCCCTTTAACCCGGAGAAGCCCTTTTTCAGTTTCCCTGCTGCGGAAACATCACCGGTTTGCTTGAGCTGCTTGCTCATACTCTTAAGCGCAGGAGCATTTCTGGATATGGACGATTTCAAGTTGGAAAAGCGGTTGCTTTCCGTTGCTATATCCGCATTGGTTTTGTTGATCTGTCCCGTGGTCTGTGCCATTGCACTCTTCGCTTTGAGAATCTGCGAAGAGGTTTTGCGGATTTCATTTTTCAGCTTGTCCAGCGTATCCGTTTTTAAATTATTCGGATTCAGGCCAACCTCTTTCAGCTCGCTGTCAAAGACTTCTAAATCGTTCTTTATACGATTGATAGCCGCCCGCTGCTGTTCAATCTGATTGATCGTCATGCCGCTGGTCGACGCTGTTTCCATTTTGTGGATCCAGTCTACCATCTCCTGATACTGACTGCTTACACCGGCGATGCCGTTCTTATAGGACTTCAAAAACTCCTGCTGTGCCCGGTAAGTGGCTGTTACCTCTTTTAAGCGGCTGGACAACTGCTTGTATGTTTCGTCCTGACTGTGCAGCTGATCTTTCAGCTGTCTGGCTTTTGCCGTATACTCGGATATTTTCGCAGCACTACTCATAGCGGCCTGCACATTGCGCTCTTGGCTCTTAATAAGCGTATCCACCTGCTTTCCCATCTTCCTTGTATCAGAAGAGGCGGAAGACATTGCCTTGGCAGTCACCGTCTTAATTTTATCCGTCACGCCGGACAGCTGCTTCAGCTCGGCTTGGAGAGAGGCCATGCTCTTTTTGTACTGGCTAATATCCGCAGTAAATCGTGTTACCAATTCCTGATCCACAAAATCACCTCCTTTTCTTGTTTTTCAATCGTTAAAACTGATCAAAGTAGGCCATTGCTTTGGCCGCTTGAATATCCAGCACATCATCCTTTGTCCAATATGGGAAAAGGTCATACACTGCGCCCACATCCTCCCCGGCAACCGCAGCGGCGATAACCCCGGCTTGGATATAAGCGATTTGTGACAGGTTTTGATACTGCCTTTTCTCAAAATCACGATGGAACAGAATGTAACGCTTTAGTTCTCCATAGGTCATGGCGAGAATAACAGAGAACGACAAGCCATAAGCGTTGGCCTCCAGGATCATATCCTCCGTTGTGCAGTAATTACTCCCGAAAGGAAGCGGCCGGATTGTCCTCACTCTCTGCGGATTTCTCCACACCGTCAAACGCAGCGTTGACCATCTTTTCAATACCGGCGGAGAGCTTCTCGGCCTGCGTATCGCTCAGTAGACCGGACACATTGGCCAACTGAAAGAGAATGCTTGAAAAGGCGTCCACACCGCTAACGCCGCTGTCTACCAAAGCGTCGTACAGTTCCTCGCCGGTCATATCGCCGTTAGGGTTATCGTTAAAATGCAGTGCCTCATCCAGCACAGCCAGGAGCCGCTCCGGATCACTGGAAGCGCTGAGGATCACATCCAGGGCGTCCTCGTTGAATTTATTTTTCAGTCGCAGCTGAGCAGCTACAGTCAAACGCAGGTGCACAGTCTTGCCGCCATTCAGCTGCAAATCGTATGTTCTGGTTACAATATGGGATTCGTTCATTGTCATTTCCTCCTAAAAAGTGGGGAGGCAGTCGCCCGCCTCCCGAATAGTCGATTTACGCGGCGGGGAACTCTCTGCTCCAGTCGCCGTCCAGCTTGTAAGAGACAGTAGCCTCCATCAGGCTGTTTACGCCCGGTCCCTTAATCTTCAGGCTGGGCACACCAGAGTTGTTAAACTTGGTGCCGTCAGGCAGCTTAACCATAATGGGTACGGACACACCGGCGTCCTCCAAAGCTGCCAGCACCCGATAATCCGATGTGGCGTCCTTTGCGTTGTACAGAAAAGTCACCTCAAAGGCGTCTGCTTTCTTGCGAATACCGGTAATGCTGTGTTCCACATCATCGTCATAGCAAGTGGCGTCCAGTTCTTCCCGTTCGCCCTTGGTCAGATCGCCGATTTGGGTGGCGTAGTTCAGGCACTTGGCTGTGGGGCCGGTATAGTTGGGATATACCTCAATGCCTTTGGACGCAAGACCGCGTTCCGGCTTTGTTTCGTTCATATAAAATCCTCCTTAATCTATCAGTCGATTGGTTCTTGTATCAACCCGACGGCCGTAACGCAATGATTTGCGCAAATAACCGCTGGGGTCATGTAACAGTGCGTCCGAGGACGCAAATTGCCGGATCAGGCCCAGCGAGGTCAAAGCCTCGTCTACCTTTTCCGTCAATTCCAACAGGTCCGGCAAGGTCATAAACCACAGATCCACCTGATAGGCGATCACATCTACGCACGCCAGTTCCGTGCCTGTATTAGTAATCTCATAAAATGTGATCAGGTTACCTGCCGGTTTGCTCTCCGGAAATGCCATCTTAATGTCATAGGGAATGTCCGACTGTACGGATTTTAAGGTATCCCGGATCACTGCACGGTAGTTTTTCACTTGATCGCCTCCTGTATAGCTGTGCCATAATGCTCTGCAATCACCGGCTGCATTGCCTGCATGCCGTTATACATAAAGAGCGCCGGCAAGCGGCCTTTCAACCTACGAAATCCGTAGCCGGGTATATACGCAGTCCAAGGCTCGTGCTTGCGCACAATACCCAGCTCACTGTCCAGCGGTGTGCCCTTTTCGTCACCCACAGGCCCGGTTCCGAATTCCACATAGGCCGCATACTGCATATTGGTACGGCTGCCTGCGGTCACCCGATCACCGTCACGCTCGCAAAAGGCGGCGATAGACTCCCGCAGCAGTCCGGTGTCCTCCGGGCAGTTGCTGCGCTGACGGCCGGCCATATCCTCTGCGTCCTGCAACATCTGCCGCTCCAAATTGTCCAGCAGATGATCTGCGGTGCGTTGCAGCGTCTTGGCATAGGCACTCAGCTTTTCAATCTCAATGTTTGTTTCCACCGGGTGCCCTCCTCTCTGTGGCATTCGCTGTCAACAACCGATAATGCAGGAACTGCTGTACGGTCTCCACCTCCAGCCAACCTATACCATCCGCCTGTACCAGGTCGCCGGGCCGCACGCCCACGGGGTCATACAACACGGCTTGATACCCGGCAGACAGCACCCGCCCCCGCTCCTCAATAGGGGCAGAAGCAGATACCGGCTGCCAGCACAAATACAAAACGACAGGTGTAGCACTGTATGTGTTCTGCTCAAAGTCGTAAGCACTGTCTCTGATCGTCTGTGCGGAGAAAATCCGTGATTTTACAGTCCACGACTTAGGCGTTTTTGCTTTCACCGGTGTGCACCTCCCTGTATCTGTTGTACGGCTGGAGCAGGTCGGCAATGGCTGTCTCCTGCTCCGCAGGGGTGGTATAGGTCTCGCTCATAGATACGCTGCCCTCCGTATAGGACGCACTCTTTACACCGTAATTCCGATCCTGTATAAAACTGTTCAGGTGCACAAAAGCCAGTTTGGCCAGCGTGGTGGCGGTAACCACCGGCGGCAGCTCTTGCGTGCCCAAATAAGTCAGGCAATCGTCCTCTGCCATATCCAAAAACAGCTGCAAATCCAGCTCTTCACCGGCGTATGCGTACCAGGCCTCGCATATCTTGTCGTAACGCCCGGCAGCGGCCCGCAGCAGCCGCAGAGCCTTGCTTTTCATCTCATCAGTCAAACATATCACCCCATAAGAAAAGGCGCCTTATTTGGCGCCCTTTTTTGTATCCTCTTTTTCTTGCAGCTGCCAACCGGCATTCAAATAAGCCGGCAGACAACTCCGATCAATGACCACTTGGGTCTTGCCCTGTACAACGGTTACCTTTTCCATTTGTACCTCCCCGGGCTTAGCCCTGCACCTTGACGATCATATTCTTGTCCAGCGTGGTCACGCCGTACAGAATATCAAAGGATACGGTGTCGATCTTGTGGGTGCTGTCGTAGTCAAAGACCACACGCACACCCAGGCCGTCCGCAGAAGCCACATAGGCGTTCTTGTTACCCATCGGCAGATCCATAGGACGGGTCACCAGTGCCACGCCGTTGCGGTGGAACCCTACTGATGTAGGCGCAGAGATCACAGTGGCGTCCTTTCCAGACAGTGTAGCGTGCAAGGGCTGGTCAATAGCCACCTCGGCCACCGCGCCGCTGGCAGCCGTAGCGTCTGCGGCAAAATGGTACACATAGCCGTCCACAATAAAGCAGTCGCCCTTCTTCACCGTGGCAGTAGCAGCAGTCACAGAGGACAGCGCCACCTTGCTCTCACCGGCAGTACCGCTAACCTTAAAGGACTTGGCGGTGCCTACGGCATTATCCAAATAACCAAAGGGATACGGTGCGTTCTGGCTCATGTAGGTGTCCATGGTGTACACCTTACCCAGTTCTGCGTCCCGCAGGGCGTTGCCGTCACCGGCATAGGACACCTTGGACAGGTTGTCGTCCGTAGCATACAGCACCTTGTGCGAGGGGTTCAGCACCAGGCGGCGGTTCTGTACCGGCACACCGGCGAAGTCCAGATAGCTGCCCACCTTGGCAATATCCTTAATGGGCTTGGTTGCGCTCTCTCCGGAAGCGGTCACGGTGCGACCGGCGCCCTCTACGGCAGTCGCCAATACATCTGCGTCCACCGCGCTGGCGATGGCGGCCATGGCCGGTTCGATCACCTGAGCAGAGAAGTCGCGCAGATCCAAGGACATTTCCTTAGAAGTGATCTGCACAGTCACATCGCGCAGCCGGTCCATCTTCACGGGTACACCGCCCTCGTTCAGATCCTGGGGATCCACAGCGCCGGTAAAGTTCTTGGCTACAAACTTGCTGGGGCGGCGGGCGGTAACCGTGTCGCCAACCTTCACAAATTCGTTCTCATAGTCCCGGTGGACCAGGTTAGCCATCACCAGGTTGTTTTTCAGTACCATCAGTGCCTCATTGGCAATGACATTGGGTGTTAAAATCATATTCGGCATTTCTTATTCCTCCTATTAGCCGTTCTGTTTTCTCCACGCCTCATAGGCGCGGAAGTCTGTGGGCGGTACATTGTCGCCCGCTGCTTCCTTACCTGCCGGCGGCAAGTCCTTGCCCCGCAGGTTGGCGGTTGTGGCGGCCTGTACTGCCTCTTGAAATGCGGCGTCAAAAATCTCCAGGTTCTTTTGCGAGGCAGTGGCGTCATTCCCGGTCAGGATTGCGGCAAACTGCACAGGCAGCTTACGCTGGAGCAGCTCAGCCGCAACAGCCGTTTCCAGCTGCTTCTTGGCAAAGGCTGCCTTTTCCTGTTCAAATGCCTGGCGATCCTTGGCCAGGTTATACCGCTCCCGCTCCTCTTTGTTCATACTGGAGAGCTTTTTGGCTTCGTCCGCCTGCTCTTTGGCGCTTTCTTCCCACTTGGCTCTGGCCGTGGCAAGCGCCTTGCTGACCCTGCTGTCAAATTCACTTTGGAATTTTTTGTCTTTCAGCAGTTCGTCAAAAGTCGGAGTGGTGTTGCCCCCATCGGAGTTGGCGTCGGTGTCGCCCGCTGCCCCCTCTGCGTTGGTGTCTGCTCCATTTTCGCCGGTATCTTCGGCAAACAGCTGGAGGTTCAGCGGCAGGCGTGCGCACACCCGGCTCTGTTCTCTGCTGTTTTCCATCTCGGCATACTGTTTTGTCATTGCTGACTCCTTTCCCAAACCGTACGCTGCCGGTTCGTTAAATGATATATTCCCACAGGCATTGCCTGTAAATGGGTATAAAAAGAGCAGGGCTGCATAGCAGCTCTGCTCACTTTGGGTTATTTATTGCTTTTCTTGTTTCTCTCGGAGCGTCTTATACTTCTCTTGTATCTCAAAATATCGGCGTTTCAGTTCGGCTTCTAAAGCTTTCATTTCCGGCGTGTTGCAGTGTCTATAACGGCTTCCTTCCGGGAATGTGTTTCTCCACTCCTTGAGAATTGCTTCACTACGCTGCGAATAATACTTGCCGAGAGCTGAAAGCTCCTCTTTTTTCGACCGTTCAAGATCTATCTTTTCCATCGGGTGTACACTCCTTTTCCTAAAACACGGCAAGCTCCTTCTATTAGTATGTGTTTGGCATTTTCTTCATATTCAGAAAAACTTAGGCCACGAGCGTCCATCACATGGGTTACTTCGTCTTTCGCCTGTTCTTTTGCCTCTTCCCACTCTTCCAGCGTCACACCGTCCATCTGCTCCAAACGGTAGCGGTATTTATGGTCAAAGGCTTCCATCACGCCGGTGCCGTCGGCAATCATGTTTGGAATATCTGCGTCATCGCTGAATGAAAACTGCGTTTGATCCGCCGGGTGATTATGTATATTGTAACTGCCTTTCATGGAAATGTCAACGCCGGTTAAGTCGATATAATCCGGCTGGTGACTGGTAACGGAATACACTTTGCCGGTGCGGTCAATGACCAGCATGTGCTCCTCGTCGGCACGCTCGTACTGTGTAATAAACCGATCCACATAGGCATTGCGTTCCTGCTCAGACTGCGGATTGATTTGGCCAAGATATACAGCTTCCGCCTGTTTCTCCACGGCCGGTTTGTCTACGCCTCTTGCGCCACGAATAACGCCGCCATTTTTCTCCACATACTTCTCATACCACTGGGCGTAGGTCATATCTGCCGGTACGGTCATGGACTTGCCGGTTACCGGATCCCTGGCCCAGCGGGTGCCTGTGCGGTTATTGGTCACCGGCACGGTAATACTGCGGCAGAAAGGGTGCATAGGCGGCAGGTTCTCGCCTGCTTTTGCCTCTTCCACCAAAAAGGTCTTGCCGTCCAGCTGGCGGCAGACGGCGGAGGTGCGCAAATCCAGAGTAGCCATAAACCGATACCGGATAATGCCCGCTGCTTTATAGCCCTCTAAAAAGCCCTGATTGGAGAAGTGATTGACCTCTGTACGGATCAGGCGGCTGGCACAATAGCGTTGCCCGCTGTCGCTGTCTGCACCTATGCAGTCCTCCAGCAGCCGCTCCTCCATATCGTGCAGGGTCATACCCGTCATACAACCCACTTCAATCGTGCGCTGCAAGCGCTTGCAAAAGGCGGCGTTGTTCTTCCACACACGATCGGAATAGTTTTTGCCGCTCCACTTATGGGTAAGTGCGGCCTGTACACGGCGGTCACTGATCAAGCGAAAGTCATATAGACCATTGCGCTTTTGGTCGTTAAATATAGTGCGGTAGTATGCTTGTTTGAGTGTATCTGTCAGTCGCGCTTTCGCCAGCCGTTCCTCCCGCACGCCCATGGCTACGGCTTCCGCACGAATAGCGTTCTGTAAAGCCTGCAAACGGCTGATACGGTCCGCATAGGCCGGTGCGTCCAGCATAGCGATCAACTCCCGCCGTGCCTGTGGCTCCTTGGTCTTCTGCAGCTGTTCCAGCAGCCGCTCCCGCTCCTCTGCGGTTTGGCCTGCGCTCAGTAGCTGCAAGGCATAAGCCTGGCTGATCTGACCGTTTTTAACATACCGGCGGAGAATACGCTCAATTTGCTCGTTGAGCTGCTCTACACCCTGTGCGTACATACGGTTGACCTCCACCATTGTAGCGGTGGTGCGCACTTGCAGCAGGTGCTCCAGGTCAACCGTTCGCCTTTTCCAATACTCTGCTGCCTTCATAGATTAAGCGTCCTTTTCTTCGTCTTTCTGCCGGCCTGCCGTGTCTTTCTCTTCGTCCTCGGTCTTGTCCTCGTCCTTGTCCTCTGTCTTTGGGGCAAAGCTGTCCATATACTGCTGCTGGTTCTCCTGCTTTTGCTGTTTCATGTTCTCCACGGCTTCCGCCGGGTCCTTAACAAACCATAGCAGGGACAGCAGCGTCTGATCGTCAACCAGTCCGGCATTCTTCAAGGTGCACACCATAGAGACAATCTGCGCCTCATCAATGGGCAGCGCCACAGTAAACACCATATCCACATCATCTACGGACACCGGGTCTATACCGTTATGGGCCAGCCAGTTGTTGTATAAGGTCCAGCGTTTCTTCAGCCCCGCCTCCATGGCGCTCATCTTGCTTTTCACCAGCAGGTGCAGGGCAAGCAGCTTGAGCTTTAACGCCACGCCGCTGGCATTACCGGCAAAGGCCTGGTCTGTCATATCCGGGGTTAGGGTCATCTTGTGAATATCCGATACCAAGGTATCGTCCAGCACCTTCATGGAGTTTTCGTCAAAGGTCTTTTGTATGTATTCCAACCGGGCGTCCTGCGGAATGCCGTCAATGAGCCGGTCTCGCTTGGCTGCCTCCATGGTGTCCTGGGGCAGAACCGCGCCGAATGCTGCCAAGATGGAATTAACAAATTTGCGCTTATCTGTAAGCCGATCAGACAGCAGCTCGTTTCTGGCGTCAATCAAGTTGGCCACCTGTTCAAAGTCGCCCTGCCGCTCCTCGTTGTTCTCATAACACACCACCGGCACACCGTCAAAGAAATGAGGCACAGGCGCGCCCACCGGGTGGTAAATATAGTTTTCCTTGTCCAGGTCGTCACTTTCATACTGCTGGTACTGTGTGGCGGTATAAACTGTCACCGCATAATACCGGCTACGATCTGTGCGTTCCCGCTGCTCAAACCACAGGGCAAACAGATCCTTATGCTCCACCGTGTCGTCCTGCACCAGGACAATTTGATCCGGTGCATACACTGCAGACCGGGGGCGCGGCTGCTCCTCTGTGCTGGCATACAGCAGCTCACAGCTTTCGCCGTATATACCCATTGCCTTGCCAATCCGCTGATCCACGGTGGCAATGTTTTGGCTGTGATAAGCGGCCATAACGGCAGAAATGTCAATTTCCTTGCCGCACAGATCGCACAGGCCGTCTTTGTTTTCGTCCACAGCGTTATGCCGGACAAGGTTGCCGCTTTGCCGATCCAGCTTGGCCTCCACCGTAGACACCAGGGACAGCTTGGCCTGGCTGTCTTTCTTGTCCTTGTCGTTACAGTCGTACTTTACCGGCTCGCTCAGGAAATAGCCACGGATAATATCCACAATGTACTTGGCATAGTTAGCCTCGGCCCGCACATCGTTCTCGTCCTCTCCTCGGTGGATTTGCGGCACACCAATATATCGGCCATAGAGGGCACGGCAGCGCCGCTCATATTCGTTTGCCCGACCGACCACATAATCAATCACGGCAGACGACAGTACGCCCTGTTCCGCCTCCGGCACATCCCGCCGGTTCATGTAAAGTATCATATTCAAGTCCTCCTTGTTACGATCCGCCCCAGCGCCGTGCTTACAAAATAGCGCATGGCGTCCATGGCGTGGTCATCCTGTTTGATCGGCTCATCCAGCCCCGCCTCTGCTGCCTTGTCATTCCAACGGTAGGCGTAAAACTCTGCAATGGTGCGGGTGCAGTCCTTGCAAAACAGCAGCTCCGCCCGCTGCAATAGCGTACATACGGTACGGATTCCATCCAGCACCGCGTTATCCGCCTTTAATACCTTGAGCCCCCGCCTTTGCAGTTCTGTAATGAAAGAGGCCGCAGAAGGGTCAACCACTACGCAGGTATACGGCGTATCGCCGATAAAGGCCATCATCTCGTCCGCATACTCTGCGTCCGTCCTTTGTTTATGGTTCTCTCGCCCGGAATAGTAATATTCCTTGGTGCATAGCCATTTGCCATGGTATTTGCGCCACATCAGGAACACCGTAGGGTTTAGCGTACCGTAGTCCACACTGATATAGGCAGAGCCTTGCAGCTCACTCTCCGGCGGCAGCGGAATACAGTGGCGGCTTTCATCAAACATATCGTAGATTAGGCCCTCTGCCACTTTCCATTCGCCCAGAATGTACCGGGCATAAAAAACGCCCGCATACATCGTTCTGTACCGGGCTTTGACCTCCTCTGTTAAGGACAAATTGTCGTCCATCGTAAAGTGGAGGTAGAGTATTCGCTTTTCTTGCCGCTTCTCCGGCAGGATCCATTCTTCATAAAACCAGTGGTGTGGGTTATCCGGGTTGCAGTTGAACCAGAATTTTGCACCACTGACAGAGCACCGGGCGGTGGCCTGCTGTACAAAGGACTGGGGCATTAAAGCCACCTCGTCGAAAAACACGCCTGCCAAAGTCATACCCTGGATCAGATCCTGGCTGCTTTCGTCCTTGCCCCCGAAGATGTAAAATGCGTTTTCCGTATTACCCCGTGTTACCACAAGCACATTGTCGCTACGGCTGTATTTTACCTGATACCCGCGACTCTGCAGCATTGCAGGCAGAAAAGAAAGCACATTCCGGCGAAAGGAGCTGATCGTCTTACCGCACATGGCAAAGTTCATGCCGCTGTAGGTACTCATAGCCCACAGAATATAGCTAAGCGCCATACTCACCGTCTTACCGGATCGTATAGCGCCGTCTGCAATTATTCCGTTTTTGTCGCTCACAGGTGATGTTTTGCACCACCAGGTGAGCACCTGGAGCTGCTTGGCGGAGAATGGCTGAAAATGAAAGGTGCTTATTCTTCCCATGCCTGTTCACCCGCTTTCTGCTCCAAGGCTTCCAAGAAGCCATCGTCCGTCTGTTCATCTTCATGCCCTCGGGCCAATTCAAAGTGGCGCAGAAGCTCTGCCAGGGCTTTCACCCGATCAGATGTATTCGGCGGCTTCGCCGTCTCTGCAAACCCGATGGAGCACAGTGCGTTCAGCACATCCGTTGCGGTGAAATCCAACTTGTCCAGCTTTCGCTTTTCCAGGTCAGCGATAAATTTTTTTACCTTATCATTTCTTAGCAATCGGCTTGCTTGGCTTTCTGCGCTCCCAGGTGCCTTACAATTCGGGTAAGCAGCCTGGTAAGACCGTTTCCCGTTATGGTCGAGCACGTATTCATAACAGAACAGCCTTTGTTTAGGTGTTAAGGTCTCTTTACCCACGCTGCTCACCTCCTTTGTAATAATTGCGGATTATATGCTGTTATTTTTTCTGTTTGCTATTTGGAAAAAATTCATCCAGTATCTCAAGCGTTAGTACCGCTTTTTCAAGATGGATATTTTTCTTTATCCAAGTAAACAACAAAGCAACTGATGCAACGATAGCGGCCACAATCACTACGACAAGGACGATATAGCTTATCACTCCTTTACAGTCATTGTGAAGTGCAACGATCCAAGAAGTCATAGTCGCAATCAAAGAAAACTCTGCTGCCATAGACGCATTAAAGAATTTGGATGCGGATTTCACATCCGTCTCAGCCATAATGCGTTTGCGCCGGCGTTCTGCCGGAGAAATGTTGGTCAGTTCTGTCTTGATCTTTTCGTACTTCAGGACTTCACGATTCTTCTTCTGCTGCTTGCCTAAAGGTTTTTTAGAGCATTTACGCATGTATTTGTTTTCCCCCCTTTCGCTCACCATAATTATAGCACATCTGAAAATGAGCCTCGTAGTAACCGCATTTTAGGAAGGGAAAGCACAAAGGCAAAAACCAAAGAGCGCACCGTTTGGAGCGCTCTTTCAATCTGTTTGGCAGTTTATACTATAACACAGACGGCAACCTGCATACTATAACATCAACATGCATTGCATAGTGGTTTTTTATTTTTTGCATTCCAGCATATCCAGGGACTGCGGGTGAATGCGAGAGACCAGGTGATTGTATGTAATATCTTCGTCTACGGCAATCTTCTCAAAAGTGTCACCGTTCAAATACCGCCGACGCAACACACGCCTGTGCAACGGGCTGCGTACCTGCTCAATAGCAGCCTCAATTTCTGCCCGCTGCAACAGAGCAAGCCGGACTTGTTGGTCCAGCTTCTCTTTCAGTTCTATAATGCGATCTACCGTCAAGGTAAAATCTGCCCGCTGCCCGCCTCCCGGCGTGGGAGAGAGGGAAGCCGTGATCTGTTGCGCCCGGCTGTTCAGTTCTTCGATCTCCTGTTGTGTAATCTCAACCTCCGCCCAGCACTCCCGATAGCGTTGCAGCCATTCCTTCTTTTCGTTGTTCGTCATTTTTCCTCCTGCTTTTTATTCCGCTCACTTCTTAAAGTTCGGACCAAAGCCGATCACGCCGAAAAATGCAACAATGACCGCCCCAGCCACAAGAATGATTTGTGCTGCTGTACACATCCTGCTCACCTCCCTGTGCTCCCGAACCCGCCGTTGCCGCGTTCGGTGTCCGACTGCTTGCCCAGTTGGATGTTCATTCTTTCACCTCTTGAACATCAATTAGCGCAGATTTTAAGTTTACCCAAATCGGGCAGGTGCCTTTGTATTTGATATTGCAAAAGCTCTCGCACGAGCAAATACCGCAGGGATTTGCTTTAACAAATCGTATTGCTTGATTTGTTGTATCTATAACATCAATTTTGTGTTTGCTTATTTTCATTTTTCTACCTTTCCACCTCCAAGTTCTTTGCAGTTGACTGCAAAACGGAAATAACGGCGGCGGAGAGCTTGGTGCCGGTGGCCGGATCCTTGGCATTGATCTTGCCGATCAGCTCCTGTACCTTTGCGGCGGTTTGTTGCAGCTCGGTGAAGTACACCCGGCAGGCTGCCACATCCGTGTCGGCGCCAGCTGCCTTGGCTTGCCGAACAGCGGCGTCCAGTTTGGTGGCACTGCTGTCCAACTGCCGTTTCAGGTCTGCCTTTTCCTGCTCCAGCTTTTCTACAGCGGCTTTGGCTTTCTTCTCGGCGTCTGCCTTTGCCGTTGCCAGCTTGGCTTTGTATTCCTTGGCGGCTTCCTTTTCCGCTTCCTTTCGGATTGCCTCCGGGTCCGGCGCTGCGTCGGCCCGCTGCTGCGATTCTTCCAGCTGGGCGCTGTACTTGGCTTTAACTTCCTGCTCAATGGAAGAACGGAGCGCGTCCGTGTCCACCGGCTCCGGTGCTTCGCTTAATTCGCTCTGTGCCTGCCCAAGGTCAAAGGTCAGCTGTTCTGTCTGCTTTTTGTAGCGTTCAACCTCTGCTTTCAGCTCCCGGACCGTAGCGCTCTCCAGGTCCACATCCGCCGTGAACTCTTCCCGCTCGTAACTGCTGATTTGAGAGATCAGCTCCAGCTTGGTGATCCCCAGGTCGGCGTGGTCGGCCATATACTTCTGACCCAGCTTTTCATAGGCTGATATGTAGGAATAGGCTTGACGCTGCTTGATCCCACAGGCCTGCTCGGCGTACTCTTCGAATGTGTCATAGCCCAGCTCCGTGTATAGTCCCTCATCCCGCATAGTCTTAAGATCGTGGCACACATCTACCAGTGCTCTGGCCATTACCTGGCCATTGGCCAGGATCCGTGCGTGGGTGTCGTAGGCTTTCTGTGTTGTTGGCGTTACTTCTTGCATTGTAGTGATTTGGTTATCCATAAGTCCTCCTTAGCTGACTGCTTTCGTTTTTCTGTTCGACTTTAGGTATGCAAGCCAGGCTTGCATGAACTCCTGCACATCCGGCGGTGCAGGTCGGTTGTGATCGGCTCTGCATTGAATAACGGCGCCGTTTTTGAACTCAACGGTCACATAGGATTGATCCGGGTCCGACTGCTTGCGGACGAAAAGTATATCCGTCTTTCTGTCCAGGTATTGTTCCGTGTAACAGGAGTACACACAGTTGTGCTGGGCACAACCCTCTTTCAGCAGATCCTCCGGACCCTCGGCCGGCCGAATGAACAGCCCGCTGCTGGCGTATGTATATTTTCGTTTCAGCTTTGGCAGATCCTTAGCTAACTTCTTTGCCCGCTCGGCTTGCTCTTTTGCTTTCTTTTCGTTGGCTCGGCGTGTCAATTCTTCGGAATACTGCCGGTGCAGGTCTCGCAAGTCCTGTGGAACGGCTACCTCTTTGTGGCTAACATCCAGGCCCAACCGCCCGCACTGATCCAGATAGTCGCTGTAATCGGACAGCACATTTGTTGGCGTTCCATATCCTCCCGCTGCCTGCCGATTTACCCAGTTTATTGCCTTTTGCGGAGATAGGTATTGCCGCAAAAAATCAAACGCCTTGTAGCATTTCTGCTGACTCCAGCTGTATTGGAAAGTAAGAAAAAAGCGGACATTTTCGTCTGTCATTTTGCAGCCGTATTTTTTCAATGCCTTGGTTGCTTTGAGTGTTGAACAGCAAATGTTGTCTTGCGTTTTTAATTTGCGGTACTCCGGCTTGGTCAGCCGCATAGCCTTGTAAGACACCACTTGCTTGTAGTCCAGACCGGCTGTGTAATTCCACTCCACCTGTTCGGCTACCAGGTCACCGTTGCCCTCTTTTATTAGACGCTCTGTAAGCACCGGGTACCGGCTGTATTGATAAAGTAACCCAAGCAGGTTAACAGGATAGTTTGTTATTGTGCTTCCATAAAGCTGCTGGGCACACTCGTGGTATGCTTCCCATGGAAGATAGCGCAGATTGCTCCTCTCCAGCGCCTCTTCAAAGCCAAGCAGCTTTGCTCCCTCTCCCTCTGTACATTTCCAGCTGTTGTGATCCAGCTTAACCGGCTCCACCGTGCATGGCAGTCGGCGTGTTGGCTTTTGCTTTACGCTTATGTACAGCCCTCCACCGTATGTTTGTTCGGCTACAAAGTGCTGGCCGAGATTGAAGTATGCAGCGTACAGCAGTGTGCCCCTTTCCGGCGCGGCTTTATAGTTGCGCGTATAATCCTCATACACTCGAACGAAAGAAAGCAATATACCGCCGTTCCGTGTTCGCTGTGTTACCGCCACCACTGCCGTGTTTATCAACTGACTACGGCCACGCCCGGCGTCTTTGACTTGAACTTCGTGCCCGCAGGCCGGGCAGCATACGGTGTCGTTATGCCGTGCAGAGCGGCAGGCTGCGTGCTTGTCCGTCCATAGTCGCATGTTCTCAATGTCGATCTGCACATCCTTGCCGCAAGCGGTACAATAGCCATACCTGTGACCGCATTCTTTGTGTTTGAAAAAGTACTGCTCATTGACGAATACCTCTTCGTGGGCAATCTTCTTGATCTTTTTCTCCGGCAGTTTCGGGCGGCCGTTCCAAATCTTCCGAGCCTGTTCCTGCGTAAGCGTGTTCAGTTTCTTTCCCATATCGACACCTCACAGCAGATCCAGCAGGTCTATGATCTCCGCCTTGGTCTCTTCGGCAGTAAAGCCGTAATAGCCCGCTGCCCATTCGTATACGGTGTCGTCTGGCACGGCTGCACAGTTGCCCGCTGCTTGTTTCCGTGCGTTGCTGGTGATGTGATCCCAGCAGCCTTTCAGGCTCTTGCCCTCAGCCAGCACCTTGTCGGCGTTTTCATCATTGACCAGGTAGTGGTCTATAATGTGAGAGCATAGCAACCGCACGCTGGCGCTGTTCATTTTTTCGGCTTCTGCATCGATCTTGTCGATTGCCTTTTGAATTTTCTCTGTCATTTCAGCATTACCTCCTTGATTTGCGCCAGCACGCAACGCTGGCAGTGCTCGTCCAGTTCCGGCTTGTCCAGGCCGCACCTGTTATTGATTGAGCCGTAGATACACATATCTCGGCATATCGTGGCCAAGATTGCAATAGTAGTTTTTTCGTTCTCATTCTTCATTGTTGCGTTCCTCAAAGGCCATACCGGCCACGGTGCCCAGGTTGATCAGATCCCGGCATACAGCTTCTGCTTTGGACAGATCCATTGTGCTGATCACGCCCTGCACGATCAGGCCGGACTTAACTACCACCAGGTCCCCGCGCTTGTACAGGTAATATCCCTCTTCTTCCTTTTCGATAGGTTGCAACGCTCTTCTGTTGATGAATGTCATGCCCGCACCTACAATCAGCGGTTGCCATACAGCGCCTGCGGCTACAATGCAGGTGTCCAGTGGGGCGGCATATTCTTCATTGGGGCATTGGTCTGCCAGCGGCAGATCCGCTTTTGGCATTCTTGTCATGATCACGCTGTCATCCTCTGCCAAGTCAGCGACCATGCGCAGCGTCTCCGGCGTGTATTCAGGGTGGCCGTACAGGATGTAACCGCAGCTGCCATTACTGAGCATTTGCTCGCCGTCAGGCAGGTCATATAGAAAATAGGCCTTGCTTCGTTTGCAAATGGATAGCAATTTTTTGAAATTCATTTTTCCGTCTCCTTTATGCTGATGCCGTGAATGTACAGCATCAGCTTTCTTTTGATGATGTATTCCTTTGTTTTGGCGCCCTTGGTGTCCTCTACCACCCATTTCCAGGTGCCGTCCGGCTGGCATACTTCATAAACGAAATCCGCCTTGTACACCACTGAGCGCTCTTTACGGTATTGGCCAACGCCGGCAGGAATAAGCTCATACGGCACCTGCTCGCGCAGATTGCGCACCAGCCCGTGCCGCTCCAGTAGGTGCAGCTCTTTGGCGCGCCTGCTTTCGCTTTGGCTGGCATATACTGTGCCGTCCACCTCTACCTTTACGGCGTGGTATTTGTTGTTTCCCTTTGCCCGCTGCCGGAGATACTCCTGGTACTGGGCAGCAGTCCAGTGTTCTTGGGTACCCATTAGCCCGCTGCCTGTTTCTCTACGGAGTAGGCCATACGGATGAATTGGTGCTCGACGGCGCCAATCTTCCTTTGTTCCTGCTCCATGCACTTTTGCATGTACTTACTGGCCAGCACTGCCTCCTCAAATTCCCGGCGCAGATCGTCCGTCATGCCATACTGGCCCAGGCCCTTGGTGCTCTTAAAGGCGTCCCACTTTGGCCGGATCAGCGGGTGGTTGATGTTTAGCTTGAAGCCGTAGGCGTTGTGCGGTGCCAAGATCAGCTGGGTTTGGCGTTCCTGTTCCAAGTTTCGCACCTTGTCCCGCATTTGTTCCCATTGCTGTATGTATGTCATTGTCGCCCTCCTAACACCGCCGGTGCGGTTGGTTCTTTGAGATCGGGCAAAGCACATAGGACTGGTACTTGAACCCGGTGACTTCGTCCTCCCAGTTGTTCAGGGTGTCCCGGACAACATAATAGCCCTTTGGTGCCTTTGGCTCGTCCGCCCAGTGGTCATTATAAATGATTTTGTACTCCGGCTCCGGTACGGTCAGGTTACGACTGCGGCTGTAGCATACCTTTGCTTTGGCCGTGGTGTACTTACCTTTGTGCCCTTGCTTGATATGTGTTTCCTCACGCAGGTACCCACCGTAGGTGTGGTGGTCTCTGTCATCAACCGGCACAAAGTCCACCCGCCCATACGGCCACCGAGGCAGCTTGGCTATGTCGATGCCGGACAGCGCCATGTGGATATGCGGGTTCTTGTCCGGGGTCTCAATGGCCCTCATCCATTTGAACTCCACACCTGCCTTTTTGTAGGCATATCGCAGTTTGGCCATATATGCCGCCCACAGTTTCTTGATCTCTTGCAGATTCTTGGGTCTGTCCGCCTTACAGAATGTAAAGGTAGCGGTCAGATCACCTGGACCAAAATTGGCGTTAAAAATCATCTCTTGCTGTAGGCACGCCTGGCGGTTGTTTACAATGGCCTGGGCCTCACTTGTTTTGCCGTAGTTGCTCCCTCTGGTGCATTTGTGTTTGCTGCCATAGCGCGAGGAGTAGTGGCGCTGGATATAGATACATCTTCCCGCATGGACGGTCTTTTGCACCCATGGCATTTTGGTTTGCTCCTTTCTGGACGGACCGGCACTCTATGGAAATGCTGGAAAACGCTGATCGGCTCCCGGGTGGAAAAGCAAGTTTCCCACCGGTTCACCGGCGTGTTCCACATTCCCACAGAGCACAGCTCCTCATTATGCGGCGCGGGTGCACACCCTGTTGCCGCCGGTCTCCTGCCTGCGCCTGAACCCGCTGAAGAATGCCAAGCGATATATTTTTGCCGTTGGCGTTTTGCGCCTAAAAATAATACTTTGAACAAGGAGCAAAAAAGGAGCACAGACCCCTTTTTTCGCCCTTGCCGCACGGCTTGTCCTTGACTTCTCTGCGGTCCTTATATATAATGGATATAGCGCAGGCGTTTTACTTTCTTTTCGCCGCCTGTGTTCAAGTCGACTGGTCGCTCAGTCGGCTTTTTCTTTTTGCCCGCCGCTTTGTTCGTCGTCATACTCCAGCGGCAGCATAATGGCTGTCACTTTCGGCAATTCCATCAGAGCCTTGGTTTTCCGCTCTGCGATGACTTCCAGCGCCTCGTAGTTGCCGTCACCCCGCACATACACGGTGTCGCCGGCTCTAACGGTGTTCCACGGCGCCCGCAGGACAATGTGGTCCTCGTCCAGCTTAGCAATCACCAAATCAATGTAATCGTCCATTTTCATCATCCTTTCCCAGTTTGACGGCGTGCAGATACGCCAATTCAAAGTCTGTCAGCGGCGCTATCAGTACCACCTTGCGGTTTTCGTCCTCGATCACCAGCCGTTTATCCTGCTGCGGCTCCTTTGGCAGCACGAACACTGCCAGGGCGATCAATGCGCAGCCGGTGCCGCTGATTACAACGGACATCCACCAGTACGGATTATCCGCCACCAGGCAGCAGCCCAACATCACCAGCAGAAAGCCGGTAATCACCAGGACCACGCCTGCCTTTTCTCGCTTCGTCATTGGTTTGTCCTTTCTTTGCAGTTGACTGCAAAATCAATATTTGCCTGCATTATAGGCGTGGAACGCCGGGGCGAACACAGCCAACTTGGTGCCGTTCTCACCCAACTGAATGAGAGGGAAGCCCGGGCGGTGCATATACTGCCGCGCCGTTGGTATGCTACAGTTCAGGTATGCCGCCACATCTTCCGGACCAAGATACAGTTTTGTACCCTTGACCTTGACCTCTTCCTCTACAGCTTCGGCGGTGCGGATCAGGTCAATATAGCTTTGCAGGCGCTCCATACGCTGCTGCACGGCGGCGTCGAAGTCGTCCATTGCCAAGGGGCTGTCCTTGTTGATTGGTACTTTCATTGCTATTCTCCTTTCTTGATTAGGCCAGCCCTTTGGGCAAGCGGCAGAGCCGCAAGCTGCCCGCTGCACGGCAGAAGTGCCGTTGGCGATAAATGTGATGTTGGGTGGTGCGGGCACCGGAAGCGGGAACATAATGGGTAATTTGACAAAAAAGAAAAGAAGAAAGAGAAGAAATGAAAAAAAAGATCCCGCTGCCTGCGTATCTCTGCCGCCGCCCAAAAGGCTGGCATTGGTTGTAAATTGTTGCTATAATGATGTTATTATGACGAAAGGACGAAATCAGATGAAATTAAACAAAGACTGTGTAAGAGAGGTACTGATCTACCTTGAAGAGCACCTTGGTTACAATGACCACTTAGACGCCTCTACAATTCAAATAGACCCATACACTTCTGAAGAAATCTTGTATACAATCAGCTTGCTGTCAGAGGCCGGATACATAAAGGCCGTCTCGGTTGCAGATCTACGCACCACACCAACATATTTTGTGGAATCCATCCTCATGCCAGGTCACGATCTACTGGATAACATCCGAGATGACAATGTATGGAGAAAAACAAAGAAAATTGCTTCCAAATTTGCCTCTGCTTCTCTGAATGTTCTCTCATCCGTCGCAACCAGTGTCTTATCATCCATGTTGCTTAATCCACCTACCGTTTGAATTGGTGTTCCAGCACCTGGCGCAGGCACTTCTCCATATCCGCTTCGGTGAATTGGATGTTCTTGTGTGCCAGAAAATACAGAACCGCACGCAGCTTCCAATGCTCCATCAGAGCACTGAGCGCTGCTAAGGCGGCAAGAACCAATACAACAATCACTTTTATTCACCTCGCTTTAACTGCCTGCTGCTTATCTAAAGGCTGGCCGTGTATTTAGTTGTTGCGCTCGGCGATGATCTCGTTGATTGCGCCGAGGATGCGCTCTTCTCCGCTTTTTGATTTTCGCTTTCCGCCGAGCACATTACAAAGATATTGCGGAGACCAGTTGAGTTTCCTGGCAAGGTCACGCTGCGTGATCTTGTTCATGTGCATTTTTCCTATTGCTGTTTCAATCCAACTGTCCAAAAAATATACCTCCTCCCAGATTTTTTTAAAAAGTGGTTGAATTTATTAAACCTGTGTGCTATACTCATCTTGTCCAAAGAATTAAACACAAAGTTGCTAACGCTGTTGAAATAGTTTAACGAATTCAACCACACTTGCATTATAAGCCAATTCGTTCAACTTTGCAACACAAAAAGTCTAATTTGTTAAACTTTGTGTAATTTGCACAAAACAAGGAGGCATTTTTTGTGTTTTATGACCGCTTTCAACATATATGCAATGAGGCCGGTATCTCGCCTTCACGAGCCGCTATAGAATGTGGCTTTAATAAAGGCAGTGTCTCCTTTTGGAAGAAAAAATATGAGAATGGAGAAGATGTAGAACCCAAACTGGAGATACTTAAGAGCATTAGTGAGTATTTCGGTGTGTCTATTGACTACTTAACTGGAAAAACGGACATAAAAAATCCCCCGGACCAACAAAGTCCGGAGGAGATAGCCAAAGTGGCACTATTTGGTGGTGATGGTGAAGTCACCGATGAGATGTGGAACGAAGTTAAAGGATTTGTTGAGTTTATAAAGGATAAGAGAAAGAGAGAGAATGACAACAACTGAGTCCCTGCTCGATCTCATCGAGCAAAACAACATAGAGGTGTATCTGGGCAGTATGCCCGCTGCCAAGTCTGCGTCTGCCAATATCGGCGATGATTATTACATAGCACTTGACGAGCAGAGCCTGGAGAGCACCGCAGAGGCCCGCTGCCGCCTGGCACATGAAGCCGGGCATTGCATAACCGGGTCGTTTTACAACCTATACGCACCGCTTGACCGGCGCAGTAAGCACGAACGCCGTGCAGACAAGTGGGCAGTGAAAAAGTTGATCCCCAAGGCCGAGTTGGAGGCGCAGCTGCGCCATGGCCTGGAGCCTTACGAGTTGGCCGAGCATTTCAATGTGACCGAGAACTATATACACAAGGCCATTGAATTCTACTTTGAATGTGGAATGTCATAATCCACGGCGTGCCGTGATTATAGATGTAATAACTTAATAAGAGGAAAAGAGAAATGAAAAAAGAATATAAAATCCTTTTGTATGCATATCCGTTTATTATTGCGATTTCTATCTTGGCTACAGTAGGAGTACCGCTGTTTGCTTTGGCTGATGTAGCGTTTCTCGTGCTGTACTATTATATTTTGCAGAAATCATTTTCAAGCCTAAAAATAATTAAAAATGCCGACGAATACGCGGCGTTTACGAATGCCAATGCAGATCAACGCGTGCAGGACGCCAAAGCGGCTACGGAAAAAATGCGAAAAGAAACAGAGGACAGTTGTACTCAAAGAATTCAAGCTGTTGAGCGTGAACTGACGCAAAAACGGAAATGCATTTCTCAGTTGAATATCGAAATCCACAATCTTAAAGCTGAAATTGAAGTGGCACAGCAAGAAGCGATTGCCGTTTCTTCTTCCGTCCCGGTAGACTATGATATATCGTCTGCAGAATATAAAGACAAATTTGCTCTTGCACAACTTAATGAAAAGGAATGCATTTCCTCAAATAATGCCGTCTCTGTACATTCTGACGCGCCAAAGTCTGTTATAAATGCAAATGTGAAACAGATCCTGCGTTGCTTTAATTCGGAAGCGGCGGCTATTATTAAGAATGTTACTACTCGGAACATTGACGGTGCGCGCTCTAAAATCATCAAGTCCTTTGAGATGCTTAACAGAATTTTTGCGCCAGACGGAGTGGAACTCAACCGCCCGCTGCTGGAGATTAAGCTGGAACAGCTCAATTGTATGTACGGCAATCAGGTGATGGCGGAGCGCGAAAAGGAAGAACAACGCGCGATTCGAGAGCAAATGCTCGAAGAAGAAAAAGTGCGCCGTGAAATTGAACGCGAAAAAGCAAAGCTCGATAAGGAAGAACGGCAGTTCAAGAATGAAATTCAGAAACTCATGACTTATCTACATAAAGCGGATGATATTGAAAAGCAGCTTTATGTTGACAAGATAAAAGAACTGGAGGCGAAACTCGGCCTGTTAGAGCAAGACAGAAAAAATGTGCTCGACCGGGAGCAGAATACGCGCGCCGGCTTCGTCTATGTAATATCCAATATCGGCTCTTTTGGAGAGAATGTATATAAAATTGGAATGACACGACGGTTAGAGCCTATGGACCGCATAAAAGAACTCAGCAGCGCTTCCGTACCGTTTGAATTTGATGTTCACGCTATGATTTTCTCAGAGGATGCGCCGGCGTTGGAGACAGCTTTACACCGGCAGTTTGACGATCGGCGTATAAATCTTGTAAACAGCCGAAAAGAATTCTTCCGTGTTTCTCTTTCAGAAATTGAAAAGGTGGTAAAAGAAAACCACAATGCTACGGTCACTTTTACCGCCGTTGCCAAAGCGGAGGAATATCGTCAGACAGTAAGGCTTCTTGAAAGCGAGCAAGTATAAAATCGTTTCTTTAACACCAACAAAATAAAAAAGCCCTACCCTGCGCCAACAGGATAGAGCCGATAAGCAGGATTGTGTAATACAATACCCACCCAACACTGGTTATTGTACCACAGCCCTGCTGAAAAATCAAGCAGGGTATTTTTGCGCCCTTTTTTAGGTGCTGCCCGCTGCTATATGCAAAGGAGATTGTGAGTACAATGCCAAGAAAAAGAGGAAACGGTGACGGAACCATCTATAAGATGGAAAGCAAAGGTCTATGGGCTGCCCAGCTGACTATAGGCGTGGACGCCAACGGCCGGCCCAAGCGCAAAACTGTGTACGGTAAGCGACAGGCAGATGTGCGGGCAAAGCTGGACGCTTTGAAAAATGAACTTTCCACCGGCTCTGTAATTGAGCCGGACAAGATCACCGTTGCCCAGTATATCTTATCACTTGTCGAGACAGACCGGGCGCTAAACCAGATAGGGGACAATACCTACCTGCGCAAGCTGGCCAGCTGTAAACGGATCGCCGCCAGTTCCATAGGCGACCGCCCGCTGCAATCCGTAAGGCCGCCACAGGTAACCCAATACCTAATAGAGATCACCAGCTGTTCCAATTCGGTAATCGCCAAGGACTACGCCCTGCTGGCCCGCTGCTTCCGCACGGCTCTTGATAACGACCTGATCCGCAAGGATCCTATGCGTGGCATGAAAAAGCCAAAGAGCAACAAGGCCACCCGCAAGGTGCGTGCTTTGACCGTAGAGGAGCAGACCAGGTTTGTGCAGGTCATGAACGACCAAGAGCGTGGCTGCCGATACTGGGAGCAGATGATGTTAATGCTCAGCACAGGAATGCGTATGGGCGAGATCAACGCCTTGGATGTGCACGATGTCAATTTGACATTCCGCACCGTGAATGTGCGACGCACGGTGACCAAGGATCAGACGGACCACGCTGTTATAGGCACAAAAACCAAGACCTATGCCGGGCAGCGGCTTTTGAGCCTGACAGACGCCCCATACCGCATTTTATCCGAATATATGGAACGGTGGCAGCCCAACCGCTTGGATCTGCTGTTCTACGACTTCAAGGGTCACAAGGTACTGACCACCAGCCAAGTGAATTTGCAATTTCAGCGTATCTTAAAAAAATACAATGTGCTGGATCCGTCCATACCCGGCGTTGTATCCTTGCACAGCCTGCGGCATACATACGCCACCCGCTGCATTGAGAGCGGAATGCCAGCGAAGGTGTTGCAAAAGCGCCTTGGCCACGCCAATATAGAAACAACGCTGAACACCTACTGTGATGTATTCTCCGACTACGAACAAAAGTACACAGAGGCAGCAGACGCCTATATCCAGCAGCTTACCCCGAATGCTCCACAGAAAAGTGCTGCACAGATATAAATAAGAAAAGATAAGTGCCCCCAAGGAAATGGCTTCCGCTTTTCGTGAGAAATGCGCTGCTGATGGTATTGCACAGGCACAGATTATCAAGCAGTCGATCGAGCAGTTCTTGCAGCAGTAACGGCGTTGCAGTACTGTTGCAGTACAGAATGGCAGAAAGCCCGCTGCTAAGCCAAATTTTACGCCTATATTCTTGTCACCTCGACCCAAAAGGACGGCTTTTTTAGCCGTCCTTTATTTCTTCATGTTCCCATTTTTGGCTTGGATAAGCCAAATTTCCGCTTGTGTAAAAAAATGAGAGAAAATAAAAAACTTTTGGCGTTGCAGTACTTATTGCAGTACTCGGTAATGCGAGGTATAAAAAAGCCGGGCAGTTTTGATCTGCTCGGTTAGGACTGTGGGTTAGGTAGATTGAATTTGTGTCCGGTGCCTTGAAGAAATGCAAAACACCGGACGACGCAATCAGCATTTTAGAAGCTCTGCGCTTCTAAGTAAAAAAGTAGATGGCGGGCGGCAACCCGCCATGGGTGTGGGCTGCCCGGGTAGGTGGCTGCCCGAGCCGCAGAAAGGAAAATAACACAAGGAAGTAAAAAATGAAAATAGGAGTACAAAATGTATAATGATAAGCCTATATGCAAGACGGCCACCCGCCTTACAAGCCTACTGTACCACGCTTTGCAGTAAAGTGCAATGAAAATCTGTTCAGGGGTGTTTCACTGTACCAAAAATGACCCTGTTGGCAGTGAAAGTGAAGGTTTTTGTTGACTGCCGGTGCCAGCGGCGGCATAATCGAGAGGAGAGAAGAGCCGTGCAAAATCAAAAGAAATCGAAAAGGAGAAAGATCATGAACAAAACACAGAAAAAAGCAGACCTTGGCACCAGCGCCTGTCGGCAGTTGGTGCTGCGCACGCCGGAGCAGGTAACGCTGCTGAACTTCACTGCAGATGGACCGTATGAAGCCCTGCTGGCGTCGGATAGTGCGGCGTTGCCCGAGGAACAGCTGGTGCTGAGCGGTAGCGGTTGGCTGCGTATTTATGATGATGAGGAACTGACTTTCCTGGCTTGGGCGGACAAAATCCGGGTGTATGCAGATGGGGACAACACCTGCAAGGTACAGTTGATCGGCGATGCCGATGTGCAGAAAATGGTACTTATGCAGCAGGTGACCCGGAAATTGCAAAACCTTGTGGATCAAATGAAGGCGCAGAAATGAAAACCGTTTCAGCATTTTTGACTTGTTTATCCGGCAGTTTGCAGGTGGCGGCTTTTGCTTTTGCACCGGAAAAGCTGCGCCGGCCGCTGCTCTTGGCTGCTGTGGCTGCGTCCACTGCCAGCTTGGTTCTGACCGTAAAGAACATCAAGACTCGGGTGCGCCAGTGACCGACAATCCCTGCATAAATGGCGTATTGCCAAAACAGAAAAAAGCCAATCGGGCGTCTTGCTCGGTTGGCTTTTTGCTTGCTTATTTTTCCGCTTTCATCAGATCCTTGATTACTTCGCCGGCTAGGATCAGGCCCATCACGGAGGGCACAAAGGCCACACTGCCGGGCGTGCTGTGGCGGCCGGGGTGATCCGGATCCCCCTGTCCGGCACCGGCGGTGGGAATAGGCGGTTCTTCGGAGTAGACCACCTTTAGGTGGTGAATGCCCCGCTTTTTCAGCTCCCGGCGCATGACCCGGGCCAGCGGATCCATTTTCGTTTTAGCCAGGTCCGCCACCTGAAAGCCGGTGGGATCCAGCTTGTTCCCGGCGCCCATGGCACAGATGATGGGCACGCCGGCAGCGTGGCAATGGGTCACCAGCGCCAGCTTGGCGCTCATGGTGTCTACTGCGTCCACCACATAATCGTATTGGTTAAAGGGAAAATCCGCCGCCGTTTCCGGCAAAAAGAAGCAGTTGTGCTTGGTGATCTTGGCCGCCGGATTGATGTCTAAGATTCGAGCCTCCATGGCGTCCGTCTTGTACTGCCCCACGGTTTTGGTGGTGGCGATGATCTGGCGGTTGATGTTGGACACGGCCACTGTGTCGCTGTCGATCAGATCCAGGTGCCCCACGCCGGTACGGGCCAAAGCCTCGCACACATAGCCACCTACGCCGCCAATGCCGAATACCGCCACCCGCGAGGCGGCCAGCCGCTCCAGAGCGCTGCTGCCCAAGAGTAATTCTGTTCTGGAAAATGCCTGTTCCAT